AACTCATCCCAGTTCTCAACGAACGCAGCTTCGTCAATGTATAGTAGCGAGATAGACTTACCACGAATGGCTGACGAACTTGTTGCAGCAGCAATAACCTTACAACCATTCTCAAGTTCGATCGAACCTTTGTTCCATTCAACAACACCCTGCTGCAACCAGTCAGGAAGAGATTCGTACGATAACTTTACACGATCCAGGATTTCTCGAGCCGCATCGCCTTTATTGGCAAGCAGAGCTACTGTCTTATGCTCATTGAAAAGAATATAATGTAGGATAACCGCAGCTGCCGTAGTAGTCTTACCCGCCTGACGACTGGTAACTACGGTAACACGACGGTTGTTTGTAAGTTTATCAATAATTTCTTTTTGATAATCGTAGAGAACTATCGGAATTAATCCACGGTCAACGTGGACAATCTTGATATAACGTTCAGCAAAATAGATCGGATCATCGGCACATCTAAGCCACTCTTCAACCTGTTCGGCTGTCCATTCTATTTTTTTCCTGGCTTTTTTAAGAAGAGGGTTACCGTTATATCCCTTATCAAAAGCCTTTTTGAGCTTATCAAGCATCGTCGCTATTATTTCTTCTTTGATCGATCATCTTTTGAAGTTCGGCAGTAGATCCGACAAAGAGATTATTAGTTACTTGTTGGTTGTTTGCCTCTGGCTCTGTCTCAAGAAGTTTTTTCTTCTTGGCCTGCAGGTCTAAAAGATCCTTGTTGGCACCTACCAGAGTATTCATCATGGTTGAAAGCACTTCATATGCTCTAGGATGTTGTGACTGTCTGGCTACATCCATCAAGTCAAATAACGCCTCTTGGCCTTTGCCTATTACATCCATAAGATTCTCACGGGCATAGTCAAAGTCATTTTGTATTGTAGGATCTTCTGGCTTATCTTGTACCATTGGAAGAAACTGTCTAGTATCATCCGGTTGGATGTTTAAAATGCTATTTAACTTTTTCATTACACATTACTTTCGAACTCATGAACAAATCCATAGTTATCTGTTGCTTCAATTAATGTCCAGTTAATAGACGCAGCACCGTTAGATGTTGGTTCACCGTTTGCGGTAAGGCCAGGATAAACATGTACTGTTTCAGTGGCCGAGGTATTTGTGGTATTAGCCGTTGTGACATTTGCTGTCGGTCTAAAGTTAACGTCAACGTATTTAATGACTCCACCATCGAGACCAGTACCTGAGCCGATTCTTTTAGATGGGCCGAACACATAACCTTTTAGCGTAAAGTCTAGCGTCCAGATAATAGCACGACGTGTTTCAAAGTTGCCTTCATATGTATCTTCTGAAGAGATACTATTCATAATAATAGGAATATCCCACGGATCATCTTCCATATCAGGAATAAGGTGGACAGATGCTGTCCACTCTGGAGTGAAGTACGGTAAAATCTGTTCTACAATCTTTGTTCCGTCATCTGCGTTCTTGACCAAGATGGATAACTGAAACGTAATATTGTACGGAACCGGTTGATATTGATATTTGTTATCCTTAACCTTACGGTTCAGTGTATTTAACTTTCGTTCTGGATCGTATTGAAACGATGTCATCTCAAATGCGATGCGAGGAACCGTCATAGCAATCTTATTGTCTAGATCCGGGTTACCTTCAAGTCGAGCAAGATACTTTTCTTTTGGACCATATGATAACGGAACTTTAATAGTCTGTTGCGTTTTACCGGTATTATCTTGGCGATTAATGTAGATATTATTAAAGAGCGTTCCAAATAGGATGACATATTTTCTTAAAATATCGTGGGAAAATGTACTACCAAACATTATACTTCGCCTTCTGAGAATGGATCTACCTGGCTCCAATCGAGAATCTCCTCGCCTTCCAGCTGGAACTCGGTGTTGTCCTCAAACGCATCCGTTGCTTGTTGCTCAAAACTATAGCTGCCCTGGATAATCTCGTATCCATCGTTGTCTGTTATGAAATAGTTATCGTTTGTAAGGATTCCCCAGATTCCCAGATCAAGACTGCGTTCTTGCTCAATATTATCGATAGCAGCGATACCAGTTCTAAGACGCTCGGAACTGTACTCGTATATTTCACAAGTAAGATCGTACATTTGAATCGCGCCCATCTGATAAAAGACTGCGTTCTTATTTACATACTTGATGACCATGATACGATCGACCATGGGAATATAAATCAGATCGCCTTCTTGTGGGCGATCAATCATAACACTGTTGCCAATTTCATTCATAAAGTTACGAACAGAGACAGTAATTGTCATCTGGTCTCTAATCTCTAGGTTGAACTTGGACAAAAACGAACCATCGCCTTCATACGAGTCGTAACTCTTAATGTATAGGTCTATCTGATAAGCACTATTATATTCAGACAGAGAATCTTCACCGTAGATATCATCTTTGGCTATAAGTGTTCTAGGACAATAAAACATGTCATGGCCATAGATCTTAATAGACTCTAGGACTAGATCTTCTATTAATAGCTGCTCTTGGCTATTTGTAAAGTTATTGAAATAGAAATTTGTTGACACAGATTATCCGATCATATCCAAGACAGGAAGAGAGTAACCAGAGATCATCTCTTGTTCCATCTTAGTAATTTCATCAACAGCATCGTTGTAGATCTTCTCGCCATTGAACTGTACGCCACCAGGTAGATTCATACCGGTGAACTTAGTCAGGTTTGATCCCCATTGTCTCTTGATAAGAGACGTAGCATAGTTCTGAAGCCAGCGGTCATTCCATGCATCATTGTATACCAATGGGTCTACGATCTCGTATGCTTCTATAACAAGAAACGATCCGACTGCTAGGTTGCCCCAGTCGGTATCAATGTACAATCTATTTTTATGGCGCGTATATCTGATAGGCACCTTTCCGACCAGCATCTCAGTCAGAAGTGCTAAATGTTCCATAACCATATAGTATGGAACAACCGAGACGTTTGTCAGGGTATAGAGATCGTTTAGAGCAATTTGATAACGGATATTGAAGAGGTCGTCTGCGCGGACCGAAGGATCCCCAATAGAGAAGACACTAACTGCGCCGATGATATTTTCTGGCAGCGTGATATACTTATTGGCAACATCTGCTTCGGTAACAGCATGTTTGTAATATATCTTATCTGAACCATCAAAGTGATAATCGTAATAGTAACGAAGAGCCTCGTCAATACGATCATCAACCTGATCATCATCAACGTTGATCTCGATTACTGGCTTGCCTAGTTTGCGTAAGCAATATTCTTTGAACTCAGATTTTGTTGTTGGCGCAGCCATAGTAACCTCTTTTCATTCTATTTATGCTCTAGTTATTTATATAGCTTATAAATACAAACATCATATAGTACAACGTGAGGATATTATGAACTTAGATCTGATGATTATTGACAATTTTTATAACAACCCAGATTCAGTGAGGGCAGCGGCTCTTACACTAGAATTCGATGTTATCGGCAGTTATCCTGGTAAAAGAACTGTTCCATTCTTGACAGAAGACGTCAAGGCATGCATCCAACACTGGATGAATCCAGTAGGCAACATTACAAATTGGCATGAATATTCTGGTTATAGCGGAGCTTTCCAGTATACAACTGCATTTGATAGAACATGGATTCATTGTGACCATACTAGTATGTGGGCCGGAGTATGTTATCTGTCACCGGATGCTCCACACACGGCCGGCACCGGAATGTTTAGACATAAAGAAACCGGTGAATATCGGGCACCCCATAATGAACATGAATCGTATGACTATACCAAATGGGATAAAATTGATATAGTGGGTAATAAGTACAATCGTTTAGTCATTTATCGTGGTGATCTATTCCATGCAAGCCTTGACTATTTTGGTAAAGATCTTTATGATGGACGTCTTTTCCAGACGTTTTTCTTTGACACGGAGTAATATTGATGAAAGTTTGTAAAGTATTATGGTCGACTAACCGCCTTGAATACCTGATTCCTACCCTTAAGTCGCAAAGAAGTATGCTAGATTTTACTGGGTGTGAAGTCGAAGGTATCTTTATTGATGATATGCCAAAAGGTCGTCATGACGGTACATTATTTGAATTAGTAAAAAGCTTTGGTTATACTGATATTATTCTTAGACCTGAGAATTTAGGTCTTCCTCAGACATGGCGTACAACATTCGAACTCTTAAAACAAAAAGATTGTGACTATGTGTACCTATCAGAGGACGATGTCACATTTACCCAACCTATCAAAATGCTTGATATGATTGAGATTGCCTCAAACAATCCGATGTTTTCTCAGGTGTGTTTGACAAGGCAGAAGTGGTATGAATATGAGGAAGAAACACAAGCCTTAGAAGACGATTTAATACTAGGAAACTATAGAGGTGAGTTATCAGAAGCTTATTTCTGGAGTCTGTCAAGTATTTTCCGGAGAGATCTTGTAGATATCAACCATACGGATATTGTCGGAGAAAAGAATCTTAGTGAATATGTGGTTGCTAAATCTCTGCAGTCACTTGGTATGAAGACATGTAAGTTAAAGTCTTCTGATGGAAGTAATATAGTTAATCACATCGGCGACTATAGTGTTGGTAAAAGGGCCGAACCGGGCGATCCTCGGTATGAGGATTTCAAGATGTATGACCCTGAAACCAAATACAGTTCTAAAAATGGACGCAAATGGGTCTAATTTTTTGATGTACAATATTAGCAAACTGTGTTAGAATGACTTATGTCCTATTGAATAGTCATTCTGATATACTAGTTACAGTATAAATATGTTAGAATACAGTTCACAGGAGTAAGTATGTCAAACATAGTAAAGATTGACAACGTTCGTATATACTACGGGATCACAACACCCGAAGCGCTGCAGGCTATATTTGACTGCAAGCAAATCCTTGACGATAACAACATACCATATGGCAATCTTATATATAACGAAGTCAGTGCATATCCAGAAATATTTGCAAACCTAAGCACGTGGGCCTTCGGTACTGATTTTACACAATATACTTTTACCGATTTCCCAATTGTGACGTGGCAAGAATTCTACGATGACTTCGAAGTCTGCGATCAAGTAGCAATCTCTGTAGAGATGCTTGAAGCTAGCAATCTGATTCTACTTAAAGAGTTAGTAGTTTAACTTCTTTGGTTTGTTAATAAAATCCCCTAATGTTATAAATGCTATCTTAGCATCGCCGCTGATTGTATATTCATATTCTCTGGGGGCTATATAATAAAGAGCTTTGACGTTAGTTTCTTCAAATACCAATGTTCCGAGTAAGTTGTATACACCGGTATTAGGAGGAACTACAATCTCTCCCTTTAGCCTTTTATATTCTGCGACAAAGGGCTTGTAACTTGAAAAACAAAGCCATACGCTATCCCCAACATAGTACTCAATTGTTGGATATGACAGATGTACATTTGTATTAACGTATGTTTCCCCCGTAACAACTCCTGACAGTTCGTTATTATCAGCGCGATATTCCCTCATCTCACCCCTATAGAGATATGTAAAGAATAAGTTCTTTTCATAGTCGCCGGTGTCGGGTATCCAATGTTTAAAATCCCCATCTCTTCTAGCGCAAATGTGAACGGTAAAACCTGTATACTTAATTTGTAAGAGAGCTGATTTCATATCTCAAAACTTCTTGGTTTGACCTTAGCACTTAATACACCATCTTCTTGTACTTCATTATAATAGGCCAACGCTTTAATTGTATTTAGCGTTACGTCAAATGTAGACTTAAAGGCCTCGGAAGCAGTCAAATCCTGAATCGTAAGGTTATTTCTTCTTATAATATACTCTTTGAAATCGACAGGTATATTTTGTAATACATCTGATTCCAGCTCGTCAAGAAAACTATCTGGTATGTCTTGTTGCAAACCTCTACTAATCTCTTCGAACTGGTTCACCTTTTCCTTAGTAATAGATTCGACATTTTGCATACCGAAGAATGATAATAATTTGTTAAACTGTGTTAGATCTAGTATCTGATCTAATGTAGTCTCATATATCTTACAACCACGTTGCTTTAGAATAGGTGTATAGTGTCTAATTCTACGCTCTGTATCAAGACACCACCAATAGCACAATTGATAGCTATGAGCGCTTTCCCAACCGTTGTATGGCAGTACGTTAGGCTCATCAGGACCACTATACCATCCTCTGATCAGCTCATGACGGCCGGGGATCCACTTTAGGTTAAACATACTTAGCGCAACTTCACGCATAGGTCTTCTTAGCACTATAATGTTTGGAGTAATGCCCTGATCGAGGAAGTGCTCAATGAAGCCTTCTCCTACCATATGCCCTGTATGAACACAATGGGTTTGTGGCTTAGAATTGAAAAACTCAATCTTGTTCTTTACAAAAGATTTACCTACAAAAGAATCATGTAGATTGGCGACTCTTACAGTGTGGAATCCAGGATCTCCCTCATGTTCAGCATATACGTCTGGAACGGTCGACAACATCGTTGCCAACTTATTTGTACCAGATCGCCCTGCTGACAGCATTAAGGTAATTGTCTTCATCTTGCCCTTGCTAGAAAGTGCATATGACTATTATTGTACACCTGGGTTCTATCAAGAGGTAGTGTCTCATCCGTTGAAGCATTATACATCATTATCTCGACTTCTGGAATGGTTTCTAGCTTTGCCCACAGTTTGCCAGTAAATTTTGTATGGGTTCTATCAGAAACAAGGATTTTCTTCTCTTCGAGGATATGGTATAGATAAATTTCTCGACCGATGCCTTGTCCCATTAACTCGTCTTTGACATGGAATTCGTGCCCACGTACCATTGTCTCTTTAAATACCATAAGCCAGTTATATGCTACAAGAGTATTTCCGTCAAATAGTCCATAGTAAGATGAACATTTGTCATCACATCTTTTAAGCGTAAAGCCTTGAATCTTGCCGACCGTAACAGTGTTCTCTCCGAACAACCTCTTACAATAGTCAAAGTCTCTGAAATCATCAATCAACCACATATAGATACTTTCCCATTACTCATAATCCAAGCGTTTGTATCCTGAGGAATACTAATAGTAATCACTTCCCCTTTCACAACCTTCCTAGGATTTAGTATTTGACTTGGGTGACCAGCTTTTCGAATGAGTTTATCCTTATGCATAATAGCCATATCCCACTTGATAGCTGTTAGCCATCCATCACCTATTACTTTAAGTTCAAGAGTTTTTGGCCTCTCTTCTAATACACGATCCGATGTATAATCAAGATACGCAAGTCTAACAGGGTCTGTTAATGCTTCATACACAGCAAACTCTTTTACCACATCTCCAATGGCTCGTGGCATTTGCGAGGCCATAAGAAACTTCTTATAATAGAAGTTGTCAGGATTGCGTAAATAGTTTAAAGTGATACCACTATCTTCCTCAACAAGAGAGATGTCATTATACAAATCCTGTGCATTGATATCACCAAACCCACACCCAGTACCAGTATACTCTACGTGGTCTGGAACAAGAATTGTGTTTTTATGTCCAAACTTTTCTACACATTTTTTAAAGCTAATTTGCTGGCCATCGTTAAACCAAGGCTCATGGACGTATATCATACCCAAGATTACATCAAACGTTTCACCGTCAAGATCAAGATCTTTAAAGTCCTGCTGAATAAACTCTACATTAACGTTGTTTTCTTCCGCTAGTTTACGCGCCATATTAACATTACCACAGTCGACTCCTACTACTCTAGTGGCGCCCATCTTAGCTGCCATAATAGCAAGATTACCTAATGCACCAGTTCCTAGATCCAATACAGACATACCTGGTTTAATAATGCCGGCCATAATATCTTTAAGGGAGAGCGTTCTCTCTCTTGTCTCTTTAAGAAGATAGAAGTGTTCGTATGGATTGTTGCCCACTGCTTCATCTAACATAATGTTTCCTTATTTGAATGGCGGGCCGATAAACCACATAATCAGGGCTTTTCTTTCTCCCGATACTAAAGGTGTTATTTGATGTGGTACATAGCCTGGGATACTATAATATGTTCCTTTTCCTTTTGGAACCTGGCGAAGACCTTGGTCGGTCATGACTTCAATATCACACCCCTCGTATTCTGATGGATCCGATAGCTGTAGGACCACAACCATTTTACGAACCATACTAGACGCAACACTCTTTGAATGTTCTTTTTTGTCTGTGTGCCACCCTACATGACGCCCCGGTGTATCGTACTTCGAATATAGGATACCTTGAGGCAGTGCTGATGTTATATCTAAGCCAAAGTAGCTTTCATTTATGCGCTTTGCGTATTCACCAAATCTGTTGAATAGGAATTGTCTTTCAGGATCTTTTTTGATAAAGCAACAAAAACCATCGTATGAAAGAGTGGACACGTCTGTGTCTGTACGATCTGGCATACCATCAATAGCAATCCGTTGTTCACACAGCTCTATGAGTTTTAATAACTCCTCGCCGGTAAACATATTGTCACCTACTACTATGTCATCAATCAGTTGCATACGTTTTTCATTAGTGCAGTTGCAACATCAGGATCTCTGCAAACGACCATCCTGTTTTTAAGAAGAGCTTTTACACCACTCGTATTATAGTTAAAGCACGTAAATATAACAGGCTTGCCGCCTTGACGAACAGCGTTTGCTAGTTGTGTTGCATATTGATAGTCCTGATCGGCATCTCTTTCGACATGAACATGCATTATAATATTATCAATCTCATCTGACTGCTGTAGGATCTTCATTACCTCAACAGCGTCTTTTGTAAACCCAGCAGAACTTCCAACCATATCGATTGGATTGGCAACAGTGGATTGATTTGATACTACATTAGTTATTTCTGATATAAGCTTTTCTGATGGTTCGTCTATGAGCAAGCTATTGAACTCAGCCGAGGTTGAAAGTATGACCCCATACCCGCCCGTGTCAGTTACTAGCATTGTTCTTTTTGCAGTTGATTTAGGCTGCCATGAATTCACATACTGGATCATGGCAGTGAAATCCATCATGTTTCTAGCAACATTCAATGCAATAGAAAGATCCGAACCTGTGTGACGCTTTGCTGCTCTGATAGCTGCCGGTGTCGCCCATGGTACGTATAAGACCAAAGGCTTGGCTAGTGTTTGAATGTATTCGAAAGGAATCTTATCAACGCCCTCGCAATACATTGCAATGATCTCGGTATGGGTATCGTCGTTAAGACTTTGAATAATATCTTTGAGGTCCACGCCATTCTGATTACCAATAGTAATCACACGAGAGAACCCGATACCAGTAGGTTTTAATCTTTCAGCAAGATCTACAACAAGACCTCCGCTCTGAGAAATTACTCCTACATTACCTGGCATAAAATCTCCTAATGGGAGACAGTCTATGGGTGTGTTTGCATCCCATATACCAGCACAGTTGGGTCCGATGAACACTGTGCCGTTTTGCTTGGCTTTATCTACTATCCGTTGTTCTAGTTCGCTATTGCCTTTTTCACTAAAGCCTGCTGTGATGCAGATGATAGCTTTGGTGTTTATTTCTAATAGCTGATCGACAACAGACTCTACCTCTTCGACTGCTACACATATAACAGCTAAGTCTAAAGGTTGAGGTATGTCTTTTATGGATTTGTTTTTATCTATAAGATATACAGATCTTTTGTCTTTGTGTTTCAAAAGACAATTAGATATCCAATTACCCCATTTGTCAGGGTTATTAGATGCTCCTATAACTGCTACAGAAGAAGGGTTAAAGATAAAGTCAATCATAACAAATCACCAAAAATTATGTATAAGCGAAGTATATTTTCCCATCACCACCGGATGAGCCGGCATTACCTCCGTATCCTCCGTTGCCACCAGCGGATCCAGTATTATAACTGCCACTGAGTCCTGTTCCTCCAGCTGCCGCGCCAAAGGTGGTTCCAGTTGCGCCTGCATTCCCGGTCGTATTAACAACTGTTCCACCAGACGCGGATCCACCGGCTCCGCCTGCACCGCCTGCACCACCTGTACCACCACCGCCGCCACCGCCGGACATTGATGTGAGCGATATCGACCCGCTTGTTACTGTAGATGCACCACCAGCGGCACCAGAAGTGTTGAAAGCTCCTCCTGCACCAGCGGCGCCTACTGTGTATGTGAATGTGCGACCATTGGCTTTGACTGCTATAGAAGTACGAGTTAGACCACCAGATCCTCCACCGCCACCACTATATAATACTGCCCCACCTTTACCACTAACGGCTCCGCCGCCTCCACCGCCCGAAGCACCAATAGCTTCGATGACAACTAACTGAGCTCCAGCTGGAATGGTGTCAGTCGCCCCTGTAGTTGCAGATGTATAGTTTCTATTGGTTGCAACAAATTTAGTAGCTCCGTAGAAGTTACTAAAACTGATTGTGCCAGATGTAGGAATTACTACATCAGAGGAATTATATGTACCAGAGGGAACGTTAGCTCCCCCTGAATAATATTCGTTTAGTCCAATAGGGTTGGCGCCACCAAATTCCGTCTGAATTTGAGCTAATGTGATGGCGCCAGAGGTCTGTAGGGTCATTTATTAGCCTTGTGGCTGTCCTAGCTGTGCTTGAGCCTGCTGGAAGAGTTTCTTCAAAAGAGGATCAACCACACGGTGTGGAAGTTCTTGAAGTCCGCCCATAATAACGTTAAGTTCATTCACATTAACAGTGAGTGTCACGTCAGGTGCTTGTTGAGCCTGAGCCTGTTGGTTTTCAGCAAGCATCGGGTCTAGTTCTGGATTAGTAGCCATGATATATTCTCCTTGAATTATGTGTTGGCACTTGGGGTTGTATTAGAAGAAACAGTGTTAGACGAATTCGTATTAGACACTGGTGTTGGAGTTGGTACTGTATTAGCACCTGGTTCTGCCCATGGTAGAGCATCAGATTGTACTTCGACCATCGGACGTATGGTGGCATCAATCTGTTTCTGGATCTGCTCATCGATGTGAGCTTTGTATCCAGGATTATTATTTACAACATCTTGAATCCAGCCGAGAACTTGTGCTTCAGTCAGATTTTCGTATGTAGTAAAGTCATCAGGATCAACCTGATCTGGTTCGAACGGCGTTGCACCATTGAATGAACCAGAGTTATCATTTTCATCGGTACCAGTGCATTCCCAGTACGTTTGAACGATAATATCGTTAAGTTCTGCAGAAGGATCATCCTGCTTCTTCAGACTCTTGATTTTCCATGTATATGTAAATGCCATTTATTTATCCTCTTTGAGTGAGTTGATTTGTTGTTCTAATGTATTTATACGCGTTTGTTGTTCCTTGATTGCTTCAATTA